CTTCATATGGGTCAAGATATTTATTATGATATTCATGACCATGCATTCACTGGTGGAATTATAATCTTCACTTGCAGATATCGAGCAATAACGACTGGTGGTTCAATCGCCGCTGGTGACGGGACTTAGCTTTAATGGGATACGCCTATTACATTTGCGGTGCTATCATAGCGGCAAGCTGTATCGCTATGATTTCTGTTGTGTTGTATTACACAAGCAAGATGTCCGATGCTTCGCACACTGTTGGCGATAAGACGGTGAGACAGATAGAGAATGCTTAAACGGATAATTATAGTGCTCCTGCTGTGCTTCGGTGCGGCGGGAGCAATCACCAATGATGATCAGGGTTGGCAGTGGGGAACTCCTCCACCGTGGTTTGCGAACAACTACGCATCTGAACTTGACCTGATTGATCGTGGAGATACGCTCGAGACTATTCAGCATGAAGTGATTGAGATAGCCACGCATTTACACTCCGGCGATACACTCGAGACTATTCAGCATGAAGTGATTGAGATAGCCACGCATTTACACTCCAATGAATGGCTTGGCGCTCTTGCGGCTTCACCATCTCTGCCAGGGCATGCTGCCGAATGGAACACAATGAATCCATTCCAGTCAACCGCCGGCAATGATACATGGGGTGCATGGATACAGATAATTGGAAGCACAGACACTCCTATTCATACTGGTATGACAAAGTTCGACTTGCACAAGATATTGGTGATTGATGTTGCTGTAACGGCCGACCTAGATCTTCACATTGTTCAGGTTGGTTGTGGTTTGAATGGAGCGCAGACGCTTATAGATAGCACATATACAACATTTGCGTTTGTACCCGAGAGGGGAGCTGCCGTAACTGTAATAAATTTTCAAATGAAAAGATGTGAAGCTGGTCAAAATGTATGGTTGAGACATTGGGTTGATGGGACAAATGCTCCGACAATGGACTTTGTTCACTTACTTCACGAATACGACGAGTAGAAAATGAAAAAGCTTTGGATTTTAGCGATCCCGGTGATAGCACTGGCGATTGCATGGTTTTTAGAGGATAATGAATCCGTTGACTTCGAAGAAGAAGAATGGGTTGCGGATATGACCGGGTCGTAATGAATAAGCGTGATCAACATCGTATTAGCCAGACTGAATGGTTAACTCGCATTGAAGCGGCGAAGGCTCGTGATCCACTGAAGTATTACATCCCGAACCCGAAACAACTTGAGTATCACGAATCTGGCGGCAATCGCATATTGTTTGTTTGTGGTAATGGAACCGGAAAGTCTTATGGCGGAGCGCGTGAACACGTATTGGCGGCTACAGGTAGGCATTGGGTGACAAAGGCTAATGGGTATGCGTTTGACAAATACCCGAAACCGCCTCTTGATATGCGTATATGCGCAGAGAAACAAGCGTTGACTGGCAAGGGCGATGGGAGTGAGGCGATAATCCCAATGTTAAAACGATTGCTAAAAAACGACCTCGCCCCCGGTTATCCAATGAAAGATGGAACTGCCATCGAATGCAGTTGGCTACTGAATAATGGGACGTACTTTGATATATTAACTTATGACCAAGATGACGACAAGTTTGAGTCTGTGTCGAAACACAAGATATGGTTCGATGAGCCGCCGCGTGAAAGTATTTATAAAGCTTCAGTTGCTCGTATGCGTAAGGGTAAAGGTGGAATTATTGATTTCACTTTAACCCCACTGTTCGAGGCTGCATGGATGTATGACAGATTTATAGCGCAGACCGGATTAAAGCGTGCTGACATGGAGAGGGTTGCAATCATTGAAGCATCTGCATGGACAAATTGTAAGTGTTTAACACCAGATTTGCATGACAATGATCCTGATTACTATCACGACGGCGAAGGACACTGCACTTGCAATAAGGGATTTATTCATAAAGAAGCTATTGAAATAATGATAGCTGAATATGATGAATCTGAAGTCGATGCAAGAGTATATGGTAAATTCATCAGTATGAGGGACTTGGTGTACGGTGCATACGATCCGGCAGTGCACATGTTAAATGACGAGATAATGCCAGTTATTAAACGTGCAAGTTAGTCAATTACAATTATACACTGTTGTTGACCCGCATCTTAGACGACCTCCAGCGTGGGGAATATATGGGTTTGACCCGGATGACATATTATACGTATTAGATGAATATCCCAATGTGGAATATGGTCACTACTCACAGAACAAAAAGGCGGTCTATTACGAGCAGATAAAAGATAGACGGTTTGGATATAAGGAAGAGATCAGGGCGTTCTACGAATTAGAGCAGAAGTGGGGTGGTAACATTATCAAGCGGTTCATTGATCCACGTCACGGAGCGACAAAGGTGGCGAACACGAACCGAACAGTAATGGAAGAGTACAGAGTGGTTGCGCGTGATCAAGGTATTGATATGCGCTTCTACAAGGCTGTAGTTGGGACTGATTCAGGTATGGGCGAGATTGCAAGCGGTGTTCACTTGATACAGGAACGATTGAAACATGATGTTGATCTCGGAATACCACCAGGGATATTCATTAACCCGAACTGCCAGAACCATGACAGGATGTTTAAGTACCATAAGTACCGTAATCGTACTGGCAAGGCAGCGGAGGGTCGTGGTATAAGTGAAGAGTTTGAGGAAAAGTACAAGGATCATTCAGATTTGCTGAGATACTTACTGAAGAGTGTTAAGGGCTACAAACAGCCAAGGACATACGATCACGAAGAAAGTAGAGTTTACCGACCAACGGTTAGCTCTATAACTGGATATTAATGGGAGACAGATGGCGAACATAAACAAAGGATGGTCACACAGTGATCTGAATCAGGTTATTCAGGATCGCTATACTATTGCCAGTTCTGCCATGTCTTCAAAGCAGCAGAAGTTTAGAAACCTGTTGCAGATGTATCGCACTGGTAGTTCAGATGATTTTGACGGGCAGAATTTAGGCAAGATGGTAGATGAACGTGGACGCATAGTAAACTCAAGCATGGACTCCGCTACAACAAAGTCAAAGATATCAGCATCGATACTCTATAACGCTGTCGAAACTATCACTCCACGGTTGATGTTGAACTTTGATCCTGAAGGTTGGTTCAATGTTCTACCAAGACGTAACACGACAATGGAATCAGCAAGGGATGTCCAATCGTTATTGCAATGGCAACTTGACGAAACAAAGTCTATCCGAACGCTGTACACTGTCACCAAACAAGCAGTCATGCTTGGTCTGGCATCTATATTGATACGATGGCATGTAGAGAATGGCTTCACGTATGAGCGTAAACTAAAGCTCGTAAATGGTCAACCTGTTATAAATCAAGATACCAATAAACCTGTTGAGATATGGACAAAGACGGCTGGACAGACACTCGCTGCACCAAAGATTGAACTGATACCTTACTTTGATTTCTATCCAGATCCCAAAGGAACTACGATAGAAAACTGTGGATATGTGATTGTCGAAAGTGTGATACCGATTGCAACGTTGCGTGACCGTGCGAAGGCAGAACAGTACGATATGGACGCTGTGGTAGAAATAGAAAATATGTATGATAAACCTGAGTGGAGGGTCGGAGGACAAGATCCAGTTACATTTAATGACACATATTACTTTGACCATGACCCACACAGACACAATATACGCGTGATTAGCTCATATGAAGATGGCAGGTACTTGCATCAAGCATTACCGCCTTACGGTGTAAACGGAAACGCAGTGTTGCTGACCAAGAAAGGCAAAGAAGAGAACCCGTATGATCATGGCGGTAAACCTATCGTGAATTTCAGCGTTAATGTTGACCCGGTGACAATGTTTCCGCCTGGAGTGATCGAACCGTTACGCGACGAACAGGCACTACAGTCAACGTATATCAATATGTCTGTTGACGCTATCACAAAGATGCTTAGACCGCAACGATTGATCGACAAGGACTTGGGTATCGACATCAAGCGTTTGACTAATTTCATACCTGATGACGTTATCACATACGACAGTGACCCATTGGTTGACGGTAGAACAGTTGATCAAATGATACATGAACTTAAGCCTGATCCGAATGGCTATCTAACCGCATTACCAACATTGATAGCGATGACTGATAGTTCGGCAGATAAGAAGTCCGGGATAACCTCGTACATCACAGGACAAGCTGCTGTTGGAAGCAACAAGACCGCTCGTGGGGTTTCACAGTTGACACAGAATGCAGAGATACGTGGATCGATGACTACGCAGATGTTTGGAATTGGCGCAACCGATACGCTTGAAATGATGCACGACCTGAACCAACAGTATTACAGAGATGATGAAGACAAACGCAACATCTATGGCGATTATAACTTCAAGGTGTTCCAGTCTGCGAATGGTGATAAACAATTAAGAGTGAATGCACTTGAAAGTCAGTTACCAGTCGTAGCGCAGCTTGGCGGTGATGTCAAGGAAGTGTCGAAGCGGATACTTCGTGAATCAGGCGTGCAAGGAGTTGATGCGATATATCCTGAAGATGGCACTATGGAAGCCAATCAACAGGCGAGCGCACAGGGCGAACTTGCACAACAGGCAGTGCAACAGCAAGGTAAGAATAATGGTTAAGTGGTGGTCAAGGTTTCGTAGATGGTTAATTGGTAAATGTATCGATCAAGAAGAGTTCTGGGATCGCAATATTCCAACAGACCAGTTGACTCGTGACACAGACCTGTCGATAAAGAAAGATGCGTTATATTGGGAAAGTGTCGCAAGTGTGTTGAAAAACCAAGCATTTATGAATGAGTTGGTGATACTTCAGGAATCATCACAAGCAAAGATAAACAAGAAATTGTTGAATAAAGACAACCTTAAACGTGTGAGCGACGATCTGTTAGTCCTCCGTGGTGTAAGAAAAGTTGGTGGACTTATAGCGAATGCTCATAATGTTAACTTAAGCAATAAACGAGAGAACGACTAATGGCACAGAGAAAACTTTGTGACAGGATACTCCGGATTGAGACAGCAAACAATATTTACTATCTCGACCCGATATCAGACTCCGGAAAGAATCGTGTTGGCGAAATCAAATGGTTCCATGAGAAGAGTGGCTGGAATCCTTCGAATGGGTCAATGCACGGTTCGAAGACTTTGTTGGAAAAATTATGTAACCCACAAGTTGTGGCGATAACAACTACTCAAGAAACAGAGGGCGTTATATGCGCTCCTTTCGAGTCGATGAGTTGGGTTAGTTCAAAAGATAAAGAAAAGGAATAAACCGTGAACAGTGTTGATCCAAATGCAGTGAACGTCTCTAACGGAGGTAGCGTTCAACCTAATGCACAACCGACCAACGGTACTCCAGGAGGGTCTGTTAATCCAGGTAGCCCGACAGTGAGCACAGACGGTATAGCCGAGATCAAGGCACAAGTTGCAGAGTTAACAAAGGCTAATGAAAAATTAGTCACCGCTAACGAGCACAGCCAGAAAGAGATCGGCAGACTTGGTTTAGAATTAGGTGATAAGAGACAAGAGGTTGTACAACAAGTCGATGTAACTGCTTTTGCTGAAGAGGTTTGTAAAGACCTTGATAGCGAAAGTCCGATTGATCGACTGCGCGGAATAGCCAAAGTCACGAATTATCAGCAACGGAGTGTAGAGAACGATAATCAGTTACGCGCAAGTTCTTACCTGAAAGTAATAGAACACGATCCAGCGGCTGATAAAGTGTCATACTCCGATGTAGAGATAAATGCGATGGCTAACGGATGGGATCTGAAACAACTGAATACCCCCACTGGTATGAAAAGTGCTATGGATGGTATCGCACAACAACGTGCAGGAACTGTTGATTTGAAAGCAGTTGGTGACAGGGCGGTCGAGGAATATAGAGCAAAGGTCGCGGCCGAAGCAGCCGGGATCGATGCTGTAAACTCGCCGGGTGGTACACAACAACCCGCCGCACCAAAGGTCGTAGATGATGTTAGTCAGTTCCTTCAAGGTCAGAGAGCCAGCATGGGCTACGCGCAAAGATAACCTGTTGATCTCCATAACGACAATAATTGGGAGATTTAGATAATGGCTACTGGTGCATTAACGACTATTAACAATGCTACGCCTGCGAATACAACGCTACCGATAGAGG